AGGGAAGCCATTGGAGCGGGAGGAATGGCCCAGTGACATGAGTGGCCAAATTTTGCCGGCTCAGCTAAAGCTCCACGAGGCAATCGTGCAGCGACGCATCTCTGACGTGCGGGGCAGGCTGGGGCCTCCAGGATCGAAAGAGCAGAGGCTTACTGATCTATTTAGCGACTCGGAATCTATGGGATTTACGCTACTCGTTACGCCCTACGGAACGCTGACTGTCCACCCCCCGTACAAGCGGCATAAATTCGAGGAGAAACATAAGATAGATCTCGACGATTGGTGGCGCGGGATCAATTTTGACCAGGACGAGGGCGAGCAAGCAGTCTCCGTGTCTCTTGCCCCCTGCCAAGGGCAGCCAGATCGGCCGTACCTGCGTCTTGTGTCGGGGGCAAGGAGCGGTGAGGCCGAAGCCCCCGGATTCGAGCCAGCGGCGCGCGCCGAGCAGTCGACGTCTGACCCGGCCCCGTCTGTCGAGTCTGAGCCGGCTCCGCCTACGGAGTCACCATGCATCGAGTCGGTGCCCTCGACACCAAAGCTATCGGCACAGAAGCCGCCGCCGCCGGAAGAAGCAGAGCAGCAGCCAAGAAAATGGCAACCGAAGGACGTGAAAGCGTGGTTCAGATGCGTAAAGGAGATAGATCCTCAAAAGCGGGGGGAGAACAACACCGCCTATGCGCATCGGCTGGGCACCCACATGGCAATTGATTTCGAGATCCGCCCTTGGGGCGACGAAACGATACGCCGGCGGCTAAACGATCCAAACTACGATTAAACAGTCGATTTCAGCTTGGGCAAACCAATCTGGGCAAAACTGGGTAACGGCTGGGCAAACCCGATGGCAAAGCCTGGGCAAAAAATTTTTGCCCTGGGCAAAACTGGGTAACGGCTGGGCAACCCCGATTCTGCGCATGGGCAAGCCTGGGCAAACCCCTCAAATCGCCCCTGTTGCTTTTAAAAAGTTGCCCACCCCTTATAGGCAGCGTGAAAACGAAACCCGCACTTCCTTCCAGCGTCGCCGGTCTCTCGCCGTTCGAGCTGGCCCGGAAAATTCCCCTCGCAGATGCCGCTAAACATAACGGTGTCCACATCGACACCTTCAAGAAGGCGTACCCGCATCTGCTGAGGCGGGTCGGGAGGCGGCGGCTCATGGTGACAGTGCACGACACGATTATCCTGCCGCCACCGTCGAACATCGCCCGCGCCCCGCCATCCCGCTAAGTCGAGTTTTCGTGATTGTCGGAATGATGCCGCGCAGCGGCCACGGGGAACTGTTGTGCGGGCTTTGGTCGAGCGTTCCCGCGGAATGTCCACCTCGGAGATGCACGATGGTTCACGCTGCTCGCGAACGCCTCCCGAGCCGACGCGTGTCGATCTCGTTCGAGTTCGAGGTCGCCGGACTGCGCTACACCGCCAGCGTCTCGCGCTTCCCTGACGGCAGAATCGGCGAGCTTTTCCTCTCGAATCATAAATCGAACAGTGCCGCCGACACGAACGCCCGGGACTCCGCGATCGTGTTCTCGTTCGCCGTCCAGCACGGCGCGGATCCACACGCAATCCGCCGCGCGCTTTGTCGCGACTCACACGGTCGCGCCTCTGGCCCGCTCGGAGCCGCGCTCGATCTCCTGCTGGAGGATGAATCATGAGCGCCGACGCGCCGCGACCGTTGAACGCGGAAAGACTGACAATCATGCGTGCTCTCGATCCCGCGATGCACGAGCGGAATCACACACCCAAAGAGGCGCGACCGTGAGACGAGATCGTCCCGAGCAGCAAATGCAGAGGGCCGTGATTGAGTACCTCGCATGGTCCGCACGGCCGGACGTTTTCAGCTTTCATTACCCGGCCGGCGGCTGGCGTAGCAAGGTTGAAGCCGAGATCCTCATGGCCATCGGCACTGTCGCCGGAATTCCTGATGTCATTTGCATTTTTCAAGGCCGCGTCTTCGCGCTCGAATTGAAGAGCGAGCGCGGCCGGCTCACTGAGGTTCAACGCACGACCCAAGAACGCCTGCGCGCTGCCGGGGTCACGGTTGCTACTGCCTACAATTTTGATGCCGCTATCGCACAGCTCGCCACGTGGGGATTGTTGCGAGACCGGAGGGCCGCCTGATGCGCCGACCGCTCCGCCACGTGCTGGCCGCGCTGCGCGATGCCGATATCGAGATCGACTGCATCTACGAGGCGACCCGGCATACCGAGATTCATCTATCGAACGGCAAGCTTTATCGCGTGCCACTCGGCACTCACCCGAGCCGCAGATTCGAGCGCGGCTTGCGATCGTTCATCCGGAAGCTTTCCCGAACAGAGGTGTCAGCGTGAGAATCATCACCGCGGATGAGCGTTTGGCCGCACGCAACGGTCCCAAGATCCTCGTGGTCGGCCCCTCCGGTATCGGCAAGACCAGCTTGCTTCGCACGTTGAGCGCCGAATTGCTCGCGTCCACGCTGTTCGTCGATATCGAAGCCGGCGACATCGCGGTGAGCGATCTCGAGGTCGCGAGCGTGCGACCGCGCACGTGGAACGAGTGCCGCGACCTCGCCTGTGTTCTTGGCGGCCCCAATCCGGCACTACCGGCGACCGCCGCCTATTCCGAGGCGCATTACAACAAAATCATGAAGAGTTCCGAGCTGACCAAGCTCGCAGCATTCACCACGCTGTTCATCGATAGCGTGACTGCCGCAGCTCGCCTTTGCTTCACCTGGGCAGAGCAGCAACCCGAGGCTGTCTCCGATCGCGGCCGTAAAGACCTGCGCGCGGTGTACGGCCTGCATGCCCGCGGGATGTTGGGCTGGCTCGGCCAGTTGCAGCACATGCGCGAGCGCGCAGTCGTGTTCGTGCGGTGCTGGAGAAGAACACCGACGACTTCAATGTCTCGACCTGGCAGCCACAAATAGAAGGCAGCAAGACCGGGCGCGAGCTGCCAGCGATCGTCGACGAGATCATCACCATGCAGTGGATCGACTTCGGCGATCGCAAGCCCGTGCGCGCGTTCGTCTGCACGAATCCGAATAGGTGGGGTTTTCCGGCCAAAGATCGCAGCGGCAAGCTCGATCAGCTGGAGCCGCCAAATCTTGGCGCCCTGATCGGGAAGCTCGCCGGCCCCGGTCAGCGAAAGCCTTTCCTCGTCGTTTCACCCGAGCATGCCGAATCACCAAGCAAGCAAAGAGGAGACTAAAGATGTGTCCATACGACTACACCGACGCCCCGCCCCCGCGCGACCTGGAACTCATCCCGCACGGGACGATCGCGACCCTCGTCCTGCACGTCCGGCCCGGCGGGGTCGGCGAGGATGGCATGCTCACGCGCACCCGCGCGGGCAATGCCGAGATGCTCGATTGCGAGCTTGTCATCGCCGATGGGCCGCATGCGAGGCGCAAGTTTTGGGAGCGTTGGATCCTCAACGGCACTACGGCGGGCCAGGCGCAAGCCGCCGAGATCGCCCGCGGTGTCCTCAGGGCCATCCTCGATAGCGCGCTTGGCCTCAAGCCCGACGACGTGTCGCCCCAAGCGCGTGCCGCGCGCACCGTGAGTCTCGGGCAGTTCGAGGGCATGACGTTTGTCGGCAAGGTCGGCATTGAGAAGGGCAGGCAGAAGAACGACGGCTCGGGCGAGAACTGGCCGGACAAGAACGTTCTCGCCGCGGTAATCACGCCCGACAAGCGCGAGTGGCATCCTAGCGAGCAGCCGCCGCCGTTCAATGGTGGAGACGGCGCAGCTACTGCCTCGGCTTCAACACCGGCCGCGGCTTCTTCTGCGGCACCTCCGATCGCGCGGCCGGGGTGGGCCTCGTGAGGAAGACGCACATCATCGGCGAGGTCTCGATCTCGAAGATCGAGGACGCATGGCAACAGCGCGCCACCGAGGTCGCAATCGAGGCTGCGCGCGGGGTCGTCCAGAATCTGGACGGCCCCATTCCGCCCGGTACGCCGATCGGGCGGCTCAGCGATACCGAGTGGGGCTGGATCGTCGCCGCAATCCTGTTCGGCTGGATTCGAACGCGGGCCGAGCAGGCAACCTCAGAGCAGCTCGACACCGAACAGGTGATCCGTCTGACCGGGCTCGACCCCGAGCCCTGGGATGCGGGCGCGGTCACCTCGATCCTGCCCGATCTTGCCGATGCGTGCGCCGATTTGAATTGGTCGAAGCCGATCGCCGAGTGGTCAAAGGATGACATCGTCGAGTTCCTACTCAAGGCCATGCGGCTGATCCGCAAGGCGCAGATCGCACGGGATTTGAGTGACAGGGGCGTCACGCAACAGGCGAGTGCGGATGTGATAGCGCGGCAAGTCAACGCAGCCGCCGGCGGGCCGCTACTCGCGCCAGGTGAATTGGAAGAGTGGGACGGTGTGTGATGACGGAACAGTGGCGCGGCATTCCTGGATTTGAGGGCTCGTCCCATGCTTAATCTCAACCGCGCCAGCCTCTCGATCGAGCCAATCAACATCGCGATCAATGACGCGATCGAGCGCGCTGCGGCAACGGCGGCGGAACTCCCGCGTCCCTATCTGGGCGCGTCGATCGTCGGACATGAGTGTGCGCGTCGCTGTCAATATGATTGGTGGTGTCGTCCCGTGCTCGCGGCCAGGACGCGCGAGATCTTCGATCGCGGGCACTATTTTGAGGAGCGTGCGCGCCGGCATCTGATCGCGGCCGGTTTCAAGTTCGCGCCGCCGGAGGCGTTGGCCTTCACCGCCGCGGGCGGTGCGCTCCGCGGCCACGCCGACGGAATCATCATTCACGGCCCCGATCTGCTGGGCGCCTATCTAATTTTCCCTTTGATCTGGGAACACAAGGCGGTCAACGCCAAGAACTGGCGCGCAGTGGAACGCGACGGGCTGGAAAAGACATTCCCTCACTATGCCGCGCAAGTCGCGCTTTACCAGGCCTATCTCGACGTCACCAATCCTGCCTTGTTCACGGCCTGCAACGCGGACACGTGTGAGTTTCTGCATTTCCTCGTGCCATTCAACGCCGAGCGCGCGCAGCTCTGGTCCGACCGCGCCGTCAATATCATCGAGGCGACGCGCGCCGGTGAGCTGCTTCCGCGCGGCTATGACGATCCCGAGGACTGGCATTGCCGGGTTTGCGCGCACAAAGAGCGGTGCTGGAGATGACCGCTATGCGGAACACTATCAACGACGCGGATGCGCAAGACCACGTTTACCGTCTTGCCAACGACATCATGACCGTCCTGGCAGGCAACGATCCCGCAGAGGCACATACCGCTCAGACATTGGCCATGGTCGCCACGATGTGCGTCCTTGCCCCGAACGATGCGACGGCGCGTCTGCAGGCGGCAGAGGGGTTCGCGCGGCAGGTGCGCGAACTCATTGGGCGCGAAGACATCGTTGAGTGGATCACGGCCTCTATCATTCATGTGTCGCAAGCGGGGCGGGGGTAAGCCGTGGCGCTCCCGCGCGAGTTCGCCGCCAAGCTTGGCAAACCGATCCGGCTGCTGGCCTCCAACAGTCAGGGCGAAGCCTTTGCTGCACTGTGTGCCATCGCGCGCTTGTTGGAATCCCACGGCTATAGCTTTCATACCCTCGCCGATCACGTCGAGAACGCAAACGGCAGCGGCCTGAGCGACGCCGACAAGCAG